AGATTATTGACCAATTCAAAATACGTTGGGGCTTGACCGGATCGTTTACATCTAACGGGCTCGAAGACGTGTTTGGCCAGTGCAAGATCGTCGACGAGTCGTTGTTAGGCCGAGCCAAGGGTGCGTTCTTGCAGCAATACTTTGTATGTATGAACCGCGACTTTGGCGAATGGACGCCACGCCCAGGCGCGCTGCCGTTGGTTATGGAACGCATCAAGCCTGCGACGTTTGTGCTAGATGCTGGCGAGTACAAAGACAAATTGCCGCCGTGCCATGTGGTTGAGATGCGGTGTCAGATATACGACCGCAAACCGTATGAAAAGATGAAGAAAGATTTTGTCGTGCAGTTTCCGGCAGCAGAAATATTAGCTGCTAATGCAGCAGCAGTGACGTCGAAGTTGCAACAGATGGCCTCTGGCTTTGTGTACGACAGCGAACGTGTGGCCAGTGATACGCCAGGCGTGTTTACATCAACCAAAGAAGCGATATGGTTTGGGTACCATAAATTTGAACTTTTGGAGGATTTGCTCAATGAAAATCAGCGCGCCAATACGATACTGGTTTATCAATTTCAAGAGGAACTTGCGGAATTGCAACGCCGCTATTTGTCGCTTGTTACGTTGGACGATGATAAAGCGATTGAGCGGTGGAATAAAGGCGAGGTTGAACTGTTGGCCGTTCATCCGAAGAGCGCGGGGCACGGCCTCAATTTACAGTTCGGAGGGCGGCATATGGTATTTCTGTCAGTGCCGTGGTCATTGGAACTGTACGAACAAACGGTTGGGCGATTGCACCGTTCCGGACAAACGCAGGACGTCTGGGTCTACATCCTTATGGCGGAAAAGACAATCGATGAAAAAATATGGGCAGCATTACACGACAAACGAGCAATATCTGAAATAGCAATGGAGGCATTGAAATGACTGACTTTACTAAGTATGAAACACAACGCGAAGTATTAATTGACTATTTGCACGTCATGATTGCCAGATGCGATTGGCATGGGGTAGCTGACGTAGCAATGGATTTACGAGAATTAGAAGCAGAACATAAAAAGGTTGAAGAATGAAACATTTAAATTGGACAGAACTAAACGAGCAAATCTCAAGCATGACTGAGAAGCAAGTTTGGAAGTTGATTGAGACCGAGCTAACGTCGTATTGTCGCGCTAGTCATTTGACTCGCTTGCATCAACGTTATTGCAAGCTGCGCGATGCGCGTGAACGCGGTGAGATTTTATCGGGGGCTAAATGAAAAGGTATAACGACATGACACTTAACGATCATTACATCTACACACCGTCAACCACAGATGTCACGATTCGCTGGCGCGCAAAATACGATTGGGTACCGCCGTCAGAAGACCCCGTGTATCAAAACAAATGGGCGGACTTTCGTATTCGTTGCGCGCAAGGGATAGAGACCATCGTCAAACAAAAAACCGAACAAGCGCACGATTACGCTAGGATGTAAATAGCGCGCTCATCTTTGCGGCGGTTCTCAAGTCCTTTTAAGACTTTACCGCCCGCTTTACAATACTTTAGGAACTCATCCGCTGCGCCAGCATAGTCACCACGATTGTGTTTCTGGCGCAGGGTTGAACGTTGTAATGTACCCAAGCCTACGTTAAAGCTAAAACTTACAAGAGCGTCAAGCCAGCCTTGACTATTAGCAGCGCTAGGGCAATAGCGCAGAACTCCCGCAACAAACCGATCAAGGTCTTTTTGAAGAATGGCATCAACTTCCTCCATCGTAAATGTGCGGTTGTCTTCCGGTCTAATCGGGTATTTAATCCGGTCTTCCATAGACAGCTTGGCTTGCTCTGGATAGAGCACATGCCCGACGCCGATCGTATGCAGGGCAGCAGGGCATCGGTATGGTTTAAGTTTTACGCCTTCGTGGTGCTTAATTAGCGTAAGTGCTTTGGCGCTAATCATTTGCCGAATGCGCGTCCACCAAAGTGAAACGCAATAATCGAAGCGAATAAAGCCTGAGTCTCGTCATCCCACAACTGATTAGCCAGTTCTTTAAAGTCTACGCCGCTTGTCAGTCCTTTGTACGCCAGTACGCTATCGATGCCTACTAACAGAAAAAAGAATCCGTAAGTAATCACGGGGCGTACCGAAGCGCGTAGGTCTTTCATCCAGGTAGATGTACCTTCAGATAGCGCCGTATCATGGGCGTATATAGCATTCATCTCCGCTTTTTGTGCGTCGATTAGCGAGACTTTTTCCGCAGATTGTGTCTGCGTTTTAATCTCGTCTAGTTTAATTTCTTCGATATGCTGTTGCGCTACAAATCCCGCAGCAGCTAATTGCAGCTCACGATCAGTTTGCATTTGCGCCAGTTTTAACTCATGCGACTTATCTGACTTGTCTTGAAAGAAATCTAAAATCTTAGGCAAACCGCCCATTAAAAACGATACAAGCGTTGAAAAGATTGTCAGCATTATTCCTGCACTCCCGTTAAAATTTTAGCGCGTAGTTCACGCATCTTACGTATTTCTTCCATTGCTGCGTTGGTGGCGTTGTTCATATCCATGTACATGACGCCCATCACTGGCAAGGCAAGCACTAACACAAAACACAGAACGATGACGGCGATGAGTAAAGACCACGGTACGTCGCGCTCGTCCTGATTAGAATCATTAGCCATAGGAACCACAATGTTATGAACAGCACCGCGACTATTGACGTCATCTGCTCCGCGATTTTTTTTCTTAAACTTGCCCGTCGCCATGCCGCCGCCTGTTGTCTTAATACTTCTTGCCGTTGTGCTTCGGCACGTTCTGCTTTAACCTTATCACGCATTACTTCAAATTCTGACCATACAGCGCCCAATTGTGGTGGGGCTTGATATACGAGCATTTCGCGCAGCTCAGTCTCAAGTCGCTGCATTTCTTTCTGTGCTAATACTCGGTTGAATGCTTCTTGATTTAACGACAGCTCAGGGTCACGCAACTTCTTTGACTTTAACTCTTCCTCATGAACGTGTTTTTCAAGAGCCTCATGCGATTTGAAAAAACTACCGAGATGCGTACTAAGGTCGGCGACAACATCTTTGGCTTGACCGTAAGCATCCACCAACTCCATGCCTTGTGCTTTATATTGCTGATATAGTTCGCAACCTTTGCGGATAGCGGCAGCAGCAGTTTTAGCAGCAGCAAGGATAGTGATTGGATCCACTTCACTTGTCGGCCTTATTGTCCAGCTTATCGAATATTTGTTTTAGCATAGCTTTTACATCATCTATGTCGCGACGGTAATCGTCTTTTTGTACGTACACTGTTGGAAGGGCAGAAAATTTATCTTCTAACTTATTTACCGAACGGGTAAGATTGTTCAAAATCCAACCGCCAAACGCGCCGGATGCTCCGATCAGGATATTTATTAGAAGTTGATTGTCCATGAGTTAATCGCCTCTTAATTCATTAACGCTTTCTGGCGCTAATGAGTTTACCGTGCCCACTGCTGCGGCGCCTTTACCTGTTTTTGGTACTATTAACCAATCTTGCGGATTTTTTAACGTACGCAATAATACATTACGATCAGATGCAGGCATCAACTGAAGCAGCTGCGCTAATTTTTCACCTGATTGCGCGGCGGTAGTAAGCGAGTCCATCACTTTTTTACCTAACTTTTTTTCTAGTATATCTAGCGCAGTATTAATCGAAGTCGTAACTTTACTGAGATACGGTGGTATTCTAGCGCCAAACACTTTATCTTCTAACAGTTGTTTTAACGTGTCTTGACCTAACGTGGCTTGGCTTTCTATACCTAAATCGCGTTTTATTTCTGCTGCTGTACCTTTAAGCGTAGCCATTGCTTTGGCGCTCATTTCTTTAGCTATGTCATAGCTGCCTGGGCCAAAAATTTTTTCTACTGCATCTGGCGATTCACCTTCTACTAAACGAATAAATCCTTTTTTATCGTTTTTGTACATGTCTTGCGCTACGCCAGATAATTTTTGCTGACTTAATTGTTGCGCGTGCTTAGAATATTCTGCTAAATATTCTTTGTAACCTTTACCGCCCGCCGCTTCAATAGCGTCATCAATAAGGGGTTTAATTTTAGATAGCACACTAGAAGTCAAATTACGTTGCGTAGTAGCATCTACGCCTGGACGCAATTGTGCGACCGCGGCAACGATAGAATTTTTACGAATGGCGTCTAATGCTCGAGCATCAATAACACCACCGCTTTCAGTCCATCGAGCAATATCGTTGGCTATATTTTTTATTGATCCTTCAAGAATATCGTTACCGGCAAACTCTGGATTTTTAACTAACCCTTCAATCTTACCTATAATTGACGCCGATTTAAGCGGCACAACGCCGTTATTTTTTAATGTATCTACGGCGGCTTGAGCAAACCTAGCGCCTTCGCCAAGATTTAATGATGCGGTTGCGGCTTGCGATGCCCAATCGTCAGCTTTAGCAGCTAATTCACCGGCATACGTAAAGCGTGTAAACCCTACAGGTATGCCTTTTTTAATTAATTCTAGCCTACCCGCAGCTTCCGCTATTTTTCCTGCGTTTACTAAATCGCGTACTTCTTGTACTTTAGCGGCCGCAGCTTCACTTAAACTGCCTGCGCGAGCTTCTAGCTCTACAAGCTCTCGCGTTGTTTTATTAGCTTGATCTAATGCACCTTCACGCATAGGCGTGGTAGCGGTGTTTAACGCTTTCTTACCTTCTACTTGCGCTGCTTTAACTTCTGTAGCGGTTGTGCCACCAGCCAAATCAGCTAACGCGTTTAGCCGCGTCATCTCTTGAACCTCAGCGCTAGTTAACGCATTCTTAGCTGCTTGAGGCGTGCGGGTTTCTACTCGACGCAATAGAGCTTGTGCCGCTGGCGCTTTAAGTTCAGACACAGCTTGTCTAGCCGATAGACCTGCATCCGCTGCACGGGCGGCTATCGTGGCTTTAGCTACGTCATCACCAAATGCCTGCCTAAGTATGTCGGCAGCTTTTAATTCGCCTAATTTACCGGACAAAGCATCATAAATCTTACCCGCGCTTTTAGCGCCTAACTTTATTGCTTCGCCTATGTAGTGTGCTGCGGCTCTTCCACCAGCTTCCATAGTCATGCCGGTCAATAATTCGTTAGCTCCAGATTCAAAACCTTGTGCTGGCGTCATAGGCGGCGCGTTGCCCGCCATAATGTCCGCTTGTTTAAGCAAGTTTTCAGTAGCTGCGTAGCCAGCGCCGCCGCCCGCCACCATACCAAAAGGGCCAAAAGGCGCGCCTAAAGTTGCCCCCGCCATAGTTCCTAACGCTTGCACTGTTGGCGTCACAAATTCACGTACCGCTGCAAACCTAGGCGACTCTACGCGAGGGCCAGGTATTTCATTTGACGGCGCAGGCGCAGCAGGTGCAGCAGGTGCTGGCGCCGGTTCGTCGGTCATCCACGACCCACCAATCTTATAGGCTTTAAGCCCTTGCGGATTAGTAGCTGACTGCTCAATAGGTTTCCATTCGCCGCCGATTAACGCAACGCGGTCGCCGGTGTCTGGATTAGTAGCGGTTTGAATTCCCATGATTATTGAGTATCCAATCTAAAGCCTGCTGGAGGCGAAGTGTCTGGCGTGGCTACATTACCGCTTGCCATATCTTCTGTAACAAATTGATTTTTACGGGCTTTCATTAAACGTAAAACTTCGTTTGCGGCAGCTTTACGAATGGCGCGCGGCAATCCAGCATCTGCCAACTGTCCGGCAGCTTCTTTATACGACGCAGTATCTTTATCAGATTGTGGCCCTTCAAAACGAGGAACCATTTTAAGCACAAGGTCAGCAATAGGCTGTAATTTACCAATAGCAATGTCGCCTTCAGTCGCTTTACCGACAAAACGCGCGCCAAAATCCACTATCTTACCCGCGCCGCTGCCGGTAGATTGGTCAATTAAACCACCTTCTTTAACTGCTTTTTCTAATTCAGTAATTGCTAAATCGCGATTTTGAACAAGTTGTTTTTGCTGGGCTTGAGTTTTTTCAAATGTTGCACTAGGTTTACCCGCGCCAGGCAACGTATTCATTGGTTTGCCAGACTTATCTAACACAATGACATCGCCTTTTGCATTAGTAATAACTTGACCGGCTTGTTTTTCAGTAACTCCATGCGTACGTTTTTGTTCGTCAATTTCTTTGCTACGGAAATTTTCCATCATTTTTTCGTGCGAAGTTGTACCTTTTTTCGCAGAAGCTAATTCTGTTTTAAACGTAGGGCTTTGTGGGTTTAAATCAACCAATACTGTACGATCATGTAAATCCATTGCTTGCGGTTTAGGTAAACGTGATTCTTGGAATTTTGTCATTCCTAATTTTGATTTTTCTATTAAATCAGGCAACGTATTAGTCTGTATAGCTCGGTTAATGTCTGCAAACGCTTTTTGTTGGTCAGCGCCTAACGATTTTAATGTTGGCCCAAGTATAGGGTCGTTATGGTTTGCTTCATGCCAAGCTAAATATTGTCTAGCCGCGTCAGGAGATGTTGGGTCAATTCGATCAAGCAACTCTCGCGATTGTTTAGTTCGTTGATCAACAAGTTCACCTTTAACTTTTTGTATTTCTAGATTTGCTTTATTTGTCTCGCGCAAATTTTTTTCTATCTCTATACCCTGTTTAGGGGAGATAGCGTAAATTTGACGCAGAAAATCCGGTGAAGTGCGGTCTATTTCTGGATTAGCAAACAGATTACGTAGTTTGTTTTCAGATTCTCTGGCGCGTTCGTACTCAGCCATTTGCATTTGGCCTAATTGATTTTGTTGCTGAGCGTGCTGAAGCTGATACACCTGCGCCATCTGATTGACGGGCTGTTGCATCTGCGAAAAGTCTATTTGCGGTGCGCGGTATTGAAGCGCAATGTTAGTATCAATTGGCATGTTAGTAGCTCCCTCCAAAGTTGTTGCTAGTCGTACTTGGTTGCATGTACCTATTTAATAGCTGATTTTGGAAATTAGCATTGTTTTGCGCGGTCTGATAATTTAGATACTGCCCCAACCCACCGCTTATCGCATTAGCCCCGCCTATGTACCCTGACGCTCTTGCGTTAGCCGCACCTTCATACGCATTGCCTACACTAGACGCCATGTTTTGACCAGCAGTACCCAATGTATTAGCTGTGGTTTGACCCATGCCAGTTAACGATTGCAACGGATTTAGACGAGCTTGACGTTCAACTTGATAGCGATTAAACGCGTTCATGTATTCTTGGCTGCCCATGTCTTGGCCATAACGTTCTGCTGCTTTTAGCGCGCCGCCAGATATCAACCCACCTCTAGCAGCCGCTTGCCGATCAAGAGCTTGCTGACCTTCAGATAGCCTAAAAGCGTATCCTGGATCTTTTTGAAACTGATTCATACCAAAATTGGTATATTTAGATGCTTTTACTAAGTCTGGTAGCGCATTAACGCCGACATTGTAAAAAGGTTTTTGTCTTTTTACGTTTTCTTGGTATTGCTTGTTTTGCAGATTAGCAGAATATTTAGCGGCGTCTGCTTGCGTATCCGCAGCACTATTAGCGGCTACGCCGCCAATTAATGAGCTTCCAACAATTGCGCCCGCTGTCCACCACGTCATGTTGTCACCTCTAAAGGTTTAATTTTATTATCAATAGTGTACATACTATCTATATCCTCTTCGACTAATTCTGTTTCCGCATCTTCTAAAGTTGTAGATTCAACGCGGTGAAATGTCATACATAACGCATCGGTTTCGGCATATACTGCTCGTTTAGTTCCTGGTTTACTGCACAATAATTGAGGGCCAGTAATAGATTGCACGCCTTCGTCCGTCGTAATTGCAACTGTGCCAGATACGATTAAATAAAAATGTTCTTTTTTATGAACTTTTCCGACAACTAATACGCCTGCTTCACGCCACACTTCGCGACAATACATGCCGCCGTGAAAAGTATGCGTAGTTATTGGTTCATATTGCGGTAATTTAGATAGCTCCGTTTGTAGCGCGGTTATTTTTTCGCACATAACATCGGGCGTAATAATTTCGTTCATACCACTCCCCATTTTTACCCAATACAAACTGTACCTTTCATAATTGCATTAGTCAACAAGTTCGTCAGCAACTATGTTTTCTTGCTTTGGCACTTGTGGGTTAGCTTGGTCACGTACTTTTGCTATTAAGTTAACAACTTGTACAAATGGCTTATCACCCAACGCACTTAAAATACAGTTAACTTCTTCTAAACTTAAAGTTAGTTTAATGTCACTCATTTATTTCTCCGTTAATTTTTTTACTTAAAAAACTATTCAAAAGTTGGTTGAATCCACATTGTATTAATTTCATCCCAAACGTATATGTTTCCATCGTTAGGTTTTGGAACTGGTGGTTGCCATATAACGTTATTATTTAACGTCCAACTAGGATACGGTTGCGGGGGTACAAACGCGTCAATATCTTCGCGGTAAATATAACCTATGCCTGCGTAGTTTCCTCTAAACGGAGTTCCGCCATTTTTATGTACGTTGCCGTAAGTGTTATAACTAGTTTGTTTACACACTTGATTGCGAAGTTCGCCGTACCATTGTTCCCAATCAATGCCGTCTTCGTTTTCATTTTTACCCACAATAACTTCAGTAACAATATTATTTTCATCTAAAAATGCGTAATGAGCCATATCAATCACCATGAAATAAGTCCGGTGCCTGCCGTAAACGTGTACACCGTATTACCGCTAAGCGTAGTTTTTGTATATGTCAGCCCAACGCCTATAGAAGTTAAATCTGAAAGAGTTGCTGGGTAAGCCAAAATTACCACGCCTGATCCACCAATACCGCCGCCCGCAGCTTGACCACCGCCAGCGCCGCCGCCAGTATTTGCAGTTCCATTTGTTCCACCAGTAGAAGGTTGACCCGCTCCGCCGCCTCCATTGCCTCCAGTTCCTACAGCCGCACCCGAGCTAAGTCTATTTGTACCACCACCACCGCCAGCCAAATAATATGTACCCGCTACGTTTTGCCCTATAGTAGAACCTACTATTGGATTTGCTAAGCCAACACCACCATTACCGCCGACGTTGCCCACACCATCAGCTCCAACCGCACCAGCGCCGCCGCCGCCGCCGCAACCGCCGCCTGTCGAGCCACCAAAAAGTATACCCAATCCACCCGCGTTGCCTTGCCCCGCAGTACCTGCACCGCCCGCACGGCCGGTAAATCCTGAGCCAGACCCGCCGCCGCCAGAACCACCTGTGGAGCCGTTGGTTAAAGTATTAGTGTTAGAACCGCCTTTACCGCCGCCAGTAGAAGTTATAGAAGAAAAAACGGAGTTTGTTCCGTTTGTATTTTCCGCGCCGCCGCCGCCAACTGTTACTGTATAGCTAGTAGCTCCGGCTACCGATAAAGACCCAGTTAAAAAACCCCCCGCGCCACCAGCGCCTGCTTGAGCAGACGCGCCCGTACCACTGCCGCCGCCGCCAGCTACAACAAGATAAGTAACGCTTGACGGAATAATATTTAATCCTGCGCCAGAAATAACCCACGTAGTTGCAGTCATTTTAGTGGCTGTTGCCACTCCATATTGATTTAATATTTTAGGCGCGGTTGACCCACTTCCTGCCGCATATAACGTGTCAGTTGTAATTGCAATAGTTAAACTTTGCGCTGACATATTGATAAAGGTTAGCTGCGTGCCAATTGGGTAAGCAACTGAAGCATTTGACGGTATGGTAAATGTTCTAGCGTTAGCATCGCTTGACGGATGAAATATAAATTTACCAGAATCAGCTAAAACAGTAGTGTAGTTAGCCGATTGACCAGATGGCGAATTGTTCATCGGAACATTTCTAAAGCCAACTGAATCAGTACCGTCAACCGTACAGTTAGATAATGTTCCTGATGTTGGCGTACCTAACAACGGAGTTACTAAGCTAGGCGAAGTATCTAACACCACATTGCCGCTACCTGTAGTAGAAGTCCACGTAGGAGCAGCACTTGCCCCACCAGAAGTAAATAACTGTCCTGATGTTCCGTAAGTTACAGACCCTAATGGCCCAATACCAAATTGACCAGAAGTTCCAATAACAAAACGACCAAGTCCATTTGTGTAAAAAGTCATAGGCAAATAAGTGCCTGTTCCTGTTCTTGCAGCTTGAAAAGATGACTCTGTTGAACTTATCGAAATAATTGTTCTACTAGAATTTGTTGGGTCTGAATTATTAAATGTTTGGAAACTTGAATCAGTATTCGTTCCATTAGGCAATGCAAGAATAGCGGTCGTTCCATTAGCCGTACTGGATTGAAACGCTACTCGATTAACAAGTGTCAAAGTAGTGAAATCACCAGTAATGCGATTTCCTGTGCCTGTAAATGTTAGGTTGCCCGAATCAGTTAATGAAGTAAATGCCCCAGTATTTGCAGTAGTAGCGCCAACAGTGCCATTAATGTTAATTGACGCAGTGCCAGTAAGGTTAGTCACAGTACCGCTAGACGGTGTTCCTAAAGCCCCGCCATTGACTACAAAAGCGCCAGCAGAGCCAGTATTTACGCCCAAGGCAGTAACAACACCAGTTCCCGTTGTAATAGTTGATGGGGCTACACCAGCACCACCACCAACCACCAGTGCATTAGCAGCCAAAGCCGATGATGATGACCAAGTGCTTGCGCTAGAAAAATAAGGTATACCTCCGCTAGTCCCCGCCACTGTAAAAGCAGGGGTGGTGGTTGGCGTAGCCACAGTAATGATGCCGCCAGTAAAACTAACGCTTGTAACTGTACCGCCTGATCCCGTGGCCGACAACGTGCCTGCAACAAAACTAACGCCTGATCCAATTGTAACGTTGCTAAAACCGCCTGAACCATCGCCATAGAGAATAGATGTACCACTGGTTAATGTTGACCAGGCGGGCGTAGAGCCAGTATTGGCAAGTAATGCTTGTTTTGTCGTGCCAGCAGCAGTAAACGCATAGGCTGTACCCGTGCCATACGCAATACCATAGGCTGTAGGCGTTGCGGAACCGTTTGTGCCGCCGTTAGCAACAGCTAATGTGCCTGCAAGCGTTATCGCGCCGGTAGTAGCTGTTGCTGGCGTTAGACCTGTTGTGCCGCCTGCAAAAGATAAAACGCCTGTATTGGCTATTGAAATCGTGCCCGCACCGTTAGTTACCGAAATGCCGGAACCCGTCCCAAGTGTGTTTAATGCATACCCCGTACCGTTACCAATTAACAGTTGGCCGTTGGTGGGAGCCGTACTTAGTCCTGTACCGCCATTCACAACATTTAAAATGCCTGCAAGGGTTATCACCCCTGTAGTAGCTACTGCGGGGGTTAAGCCGGTAGTGCCGCCTGCAAAAGATAAAACGCCTGTATTAGCAATAGAGATTGTACCCGCGCCATTAGTTACCGAAATGCCGGAACCCGTCCCAAGTGTGTTTAATGCATACCCCGTACCGTTACCAATTAACAGTTGGCCGTTGGTGGGGATAGCGCTTAACCCTGTGCCACCACTATTTACAGGAATAATGCCAGCACCCGCGCCAACAATGTTGTACAAGCTATAAAACCAACGATACCATTCACGTGACACAGCACCAGTACGGTCGTCAATAATCGGCACCCGTGGAGGCGTAATTTGGGTAGAGTTTGGGCTAGTCGCCATAGTTAGGTATTAGTTGGGCTAAGTATTAATTCTGCACCCATAATAGCTAATTTATTAGGGTCAGTACCTGAAAGTTCATACACCCTATCACGCAGTTTAAGCGTCATGCCTAATCGACGCCAAAACACGCGGCGATAATATTCGCCGATCTTACCTATTTGCGACCAATGCTCATTTGACCATGTATGCCCGCCATCATCTGACCAACGCAACATAACCTCTGGGTTACTGCCTTGCCCGTCATTTAACCCCACGCCAGACTCGCAATCTAATTGCAAGCTGTGATGTGCAGTACGTTTAAGATTGTTGGTGCCAGTAGGCAATGCTCTCCACGAACGAAGCCATTTTTGGACGCCGCCATTATCAGCATATATGTCTAAATCAAACGTATATATGTTGCCATTCTCAAAGTCGCCAACAATAATATTGCCGCCAAAATTGCATTGGCAATTGCTACGATGACGCGTAAACGCCCCATTATTCCAGCCCGCCCGCTCATGCCAGGCTTGAGTAGCTACGTCATACGCCCACGTTGCGTTGCCGCTAGGAAACGTCAACACATAAAAAGCATGGCCTTCTTGCTGGTACGTGTACGCAATTGCGTCTGAAATATTACCGTATTGAGCAATAGCGTATTCAACCGCGTGCGTTGAAATACGAACGCCGGTGTAGCCGTTAGCACGATAAACAATACCTTGGCCACGGGCATCGGTGCCTAACCAAAACAAACCGTTATCCATCTTAGCAATGGTGTACGCCGACACACAGCCAATTTCATTAAAAGCGCCTTGAATTCGCTGCAAAGGAAAGTCAGCCGCTCCTAAGTTGTACCATACTTCTACTGAATCCGTACCAAATACCCACAATTCGCGGTGGTCGGAAATAAGGCCAACCACGCCATCGGGAGAACCTTCAGCACTTGCAAAATCTAACGGGTTAATTGATGTGCCATCTAACAGTTGCGACACCCAAATAATCTGACTGTTTGGTTGATTAAAAACAAAATAGCCGTCAAGGTACGCAACTGTTACTGCGCCTGCAAAATCAGAATCGGTAATTTGAGCAAATACACCGGTAGATTCGTTATAAATGTACCCGTCAGGATTACAGGCTAAAAATATTTGTGTGCCGTTGTCAGCGATAGATACAGGGCCAGTGCCCGACACAGTGCCTAATAGCGTGGGGGTAGCAGTCAATCCAGTGAGCTTATAAAACTCATTACCAGATACAACATAAAAAGCACTGCCATTAGTTTGATGCGCCCATAACGCTCGAATTGGCCCTGTGCCTATTGTCTGTAAAAAATTAAGCCCTGGCGCGCGGTTAAGAAATCCTGCTTCTTTACCGCCTTCTGGAATAACTTCCGGAAACAAATTGACCATACGATTGTCCGCAGCATTGATGCTGCGGGCAACATATGCTGACCCAAGAATCGGGGTTTTCATTAATAATTGCCAGCGTAAATGTTAAACCGCTGACGATTAGCTACGAGAGCATAAGGCATACTCATAATGTCGTCAGGATTGTTAATACGTTTCAAATTGCGTTTGGACGTCATAGCAATCCGTTGCACTTGCGGCGAAGGTTCAACGCCAAATTCTGGCGCTATCTCCATTGCTAAGTTATACGTAAAAGCTCTAAGATAGCCTGGCGGAAATAAAATATCAGTCGCCAAAGTAGCTGGCTTATCTAACTCTTGAACACTAATAAAATGCCACTCTAAATCCCTTGTTGGCTTGGGGTAGACTGTCATTTGAATGTTGGGGTATTCCATGTTGATCCACATAACTTGTGGATACGTGGACGTTACCGTTTTAACCGCAATCCCATCATATTGCTGTTGGTTAATAAACTTAATACCAAACGATACGTTGGTTTGTGGATCGCGGAAATACGTTGAGTCATCTAACAACACAGGGCGTAAGCCATCAAATCCGCCGATACTTGCGCCAGATGGGCCAAGATGGCGTTGAATTTCGCCCGCAGGCCACGTAAATGTTTGGTCAATCGTGTTAAAAATTGATAGCCGCTCAGTATTCCATGAGTCGATCATCTGATTAAGCGCCATCAACGAATCTTGCGATACAGACGCAGACGTAGTCTCGCCTTCGGCTAATACGCCTAGCAATCGCAATGCTCTGTTAATTTGATCGCCAGCAGTGTATACCGCCATATTCGCTCCTTTAAGCTGCCGCCTCTACAGTAGGACGGCTACGACGACGTTTGACTTCCAGCTCATTAGATGCTGGTGCCGCTTCTTCGGGAGCCAAAGGCGTGTCGTGAGTATACCTCACCCAACCGTTTTGTTCATCTGCTTCAGCCTCTAATTCCATCGTAGCGACTTTAGTGCCGTGCACAGGGTGTTGTAGATATATATTCATGAGAGTAACGGGGCCGAAGCCCCGTTTAATTAGCCCGTTAAACCTAAAGTCTTCAAGCTACTAATAACAGTGTTTACGTTTGACAAAGTTGTATTTAACGCAGAAATTTGCGTAGTCGTCAAACCACTAACATTAGAAGTTGTTAACGTAGGTGTTGCGGCAGTAGTTATTGCTGCGGGTTGATTAGTTGCGACTGCACCAAAAAAGCCAGCAGTGCCACCTGATTTGCCCATAACAGCGCCATCAAGTTGCTGGTCTTCGTATGCAACGCCAATCGATTTGGTGTTAGGCATAGTATTTTCCTTTAAAAACGGGAGCCGAAGCCCCCATTTATTACGCTACGCGATAAACAGTGTAAGCACCGTCAGCGGTTTTACGGAATAAGAAACGACCTGCCGCAGTAATTGCTACTGCTACAGTTGCGTTGCCGCCATCAGTAATGCCCGTACCCAAAGCTAACGCGCCTGTACCTGAACTAGTACCAGTGTTAACCAGAATCAATTCAAACGTGCTGTTTGCTTTTGCGCTAGTAACGATTGCGTCGATAGCAGAAGCAGTAGGCAGCGTGTAAGTTTGAGCTGTAGTAGCACCAGCACCAACTAGCAAAACGCCAGAAGTAACTTGTGCCGCAGTCAACGTAGCTGTAGCCGCTACAGATAAAGGTGCTGCTTGAACGCTTAATACAACTTCATTAAGGTTGCCATCACCAACTTGATAGCCACCTGCGCCATTTGGAAGTGCCATGATAATTTTCCTTTAAAAAGAGTCGTTAATGGGAGCCGTAGCCCCCACCAAAGTTAGCCCCAGATACGGCAAGCCATTTGCGGACGAATTGTGCTAAAGCCGTATAGAACGTCAATACGGCAAGGCAAGCGGTCATTGTTGATATCGTATTGACGAACAATACGCATCGAAATGCCGTTGTGAACTTGGCGCGAAGCCATGTCAACGCCTTGTGGCATCAGCAAGTCAGCAGTAGCAAGCGTGATTGCATCTTTGTGGTAAACCAAGTTTTGAGCGTACTGAGTTGAAGCCGAACCCAACATTGTTACTACAGCGCCGGATTGTGGCAACACGTCAACAGTAGCCAAAGCTTGACCAGCCGAGTACAGAGCTGGGCTAATTGACAAAGTTGCAGTGGAAGAGCCAGTAGCAACAGCAGTCACAACGAATTGCTGCAACGAACCAGTTGATTCACGGGTTTGTGGGTTAACCGAATTTACAGCAGCGATAGTAAACACGTCGCCAACGTTCCATGTCTTGCTGGAACCAGTAAAGCTAATTGGCAGTGTGGATTGGCCTTCAGTAGTAACTGTTGAAGTAACAGTAATAGAAGTACCCCAAGCACCAGTAGTATGTTGCTTGATTGACTGAGACATGTTGACTTCTTCAAAGCCCAATACGCCTGTGCCCATCATGCCGTTCTTAAACTGCTTGCTGATAGTGTCTGTTGGGTTAAACAAACCTTTCATGCCTTCAACCAAACCAGCGTTAGCGGCTGGGTTAACAGTTGCATAGCGTGGTGACATTACAGCAGCAGCTTCGTTCAGTTTTTGTTGCGCTTGCAACAGAACCAATGAAGTCGAAGGTGTAGTGCCTGGTGTGCCAACAGATGCATAGATGTTTTTGTACGCATTTGCAACGTCAGCATCGATAGACGAAGCCAATTGCGAAATACGTGGTTTCAAAACACGCTCAGCAAAATCATCCAACTGCATAGTCAATTCAGCAGAAGTGAAATTAATGCCGATGTGCTTTTGCGAAGCTACAGTCAGAGTTGTGTACTGCTCGTTGTCGTCCTGAGTTTGCAGGGCAGCACCGTCAGTTACCAAAGCACGATCCGGTAAACGGATACGCAGTGTGGAACCAATTTTAGCGCCTTCAACAGCGAAAGAGTCGTCGTATTGACGGTTTACGTTACGGGAGATTACCAGATTGTTCTCGAGGATTTCGAGAGCTTTACGGGTAATCATGTCGATGGTTAGAATCGAGTTTGCCATGATATTCCTTAAAAAAGTTAGCGGTTACGTTGAGCTTCCCATTTCCTAATTTGACGCTGGCGCTCTGCCTCAATCCATTCCGACGTGCTCATACTTTTTATTGAGCGTGGGTCGGTTGTGTCATGAGACGGCGATCCAGTGCCGCGGCCAGAAATTGGCGCTATAGGCGGTGGGGCGCTTGTCGTTTTCTTTAAAACTGGCGCAGAAGAAATTTTTGCTTCTAATTTACCAATTTCTTTAGCTTGTAAAAACGGCGTTAAACGTGAAATTCTGTCAGCTTCACGTGGATTAGTACCCAAATAGTATGCTAAATCTGGCCCTATATCCGACGCTTGGATAGTTTCCGCCATCACGGATGTAATTGGTAGCTTAGGGTTATATGCGACTTGTTCAAAGTCCTCATACTTACCTCGAGCTTCTTCTTCACGATCCTGATACGCTTCTAGCATATCCATTTTTTGCCGATCAGCTTCACGCTTAACCAGTAGTTCTTCCGCTTTACGTACTGCTAACGCATCAGCATACGCATCGACGGATTCAAACTGTTCTGGCGCAGGAAGTTCGGCGGTTCCCGCAGGCGCTTCTTGCACCCTACGAGACTGCTCTCGTTCCCACTTACGCTGCTCTCTTGCAAGCCTTTTGCCTACGATTGCATCTAATTCTTCTTGTGTGAAGGTCTTAGACTGCTGCTCGGTCGGCTGTTCATTCTCCGGCGCTTGTGTTTCTTCAGCTACAGGTTCTGCCGTTGGTACCTGTTCTGGCGCGGGCGAATCCGCTACTTCGTTTTGAATCTCTTCAGACATTATCGATTCCTAAAGAATCCTCGGTGAACCTCGCCGATACGGGTTTATTAACATTATGCTTAAATTTTACATTGATGCAACTATAAATGCCAATAATTCTTCATATCTAACACCATAACGATTTCCAGCAGGTTGGTTTTCGTCTGCTTCCCATTCGTCATAGCACAAAATTCCGTATTTATGGGCGTCAAGACCTTCATCTTCAAACGCTTGCGCTACTTCTTGAGCAATTACGCCAACATGAATACGAGCAGCATCACCTTTTTGGGCTACTGCGTCTTTAAACCTGAATTTTTTAACTAACCCTCTAATGGCAATAGCCACGCGTTTTTCAGCTTCATTAAGCGGCTCAATGTCTTGTTTTGTCTTTAAATCAGAAGTATTAATTGTTCCAGTACCCGCATAAACAACTGACCATCTGCGGGCTGCTGTCCCCAAAGAAATACCATTGTCTATTGTGTCTGGCCTCCAAGCTAAATCTGTTTCGCTCCATCTAACCCTAGAAACTCCATTAACTTGAAACCGAATGTTTCCTGTTGAATCTGTAAACCACCCTGTTGGGTCTGTCCCAAGAGTATTGAATACAGAATACCCCGTTGAGCTAGTGCTTGTAGTAGATATTGAAACGCCACCAGCAGTTGTTGCTAAGTCAAAAATATAATCACCAAAAGAACTTGCTTTAGCGTTTGGATAAGAAGCAGAAAGCTGCCCACTTTGTGACCAAACCCACGAACCTTCTTTTGCTTTCCATCCAATACCGCCTGGCAACCGCATATTAGGATTGTTTGCAGACCGATCTTCTGGCAACTTAGTACGGTAGTCAATAAACCCAGCTTTATCTATTGTAGGAAACACAGTTTGATAAACGTTTACAAAACGATTTATTGGTGTTCCGGTTGCTAATGTTGCGGGGAAAGTACCAATTAATTCTTCACTTCCATAAAACAAAAATATCTTGTTTTCGTAACTTACAACCGATCCAACACCGCAGCCAGATGAACTTGTGTCAAGGTGGAGTAAATTTCCAATGTAATATGTTTGCGTTGTGGATGTTGTCCAAATGTTGTTTCCATTTGCAACCACATCCGCAATTACTGCACGAATGTAAAACGCAGAAACATTTTTATCCGACGCATTACCTTCATTCGTTCCGGTTCTGTATGAACAAAACGCATGGATTACCCCATCAACAATAACCAACGGCACAGGACTATCAATCATTGCGTTTGCATTGAAATACCCTGATGGGATCGCATAGCGATTAATTGTGGATAAATCAGATGAAGCAACAAAAAACTGAATTAAACCACCAGCATCACCCGCCCGAATAAATCCATACCATTTGCTTGTAGAAGAATCCCATTTTACGGTTGGCTCTTCTGCATTAGTTGATGCTTGTAAAGTATACGCAGTCCAAGTTGCGCCTTGATCTGTGGACTTTAAAAGCCATGCGCCATCTCCATTTGATGCGCCAGTAACAATTGTTCCCCCGTTAGACGCAAAAGAATGTTGATAAATCGCAGGGCTTGCTGTAAAACTAGGTAAAGGTAAACTTAATAAAGTTCTTGTAAACGCAGCGTAAGTATTTCCGCCTGGGCTAACAGGCACAGTACGCTTATTCATATAAGACAAAATGCCAGCAGATACTGTTGCGGCAGTTAAATGAGACGCGGCAGTTGTTGAGTTGTAACCTCGGGTGCAACCAGTTAAGGTGGTTGCGGTTTTTCCGGTATAAAAAATCTGCTCAGAATCAATTGTTACAATTCCAGAAGTTTGGAAAGCATACGCATCATTAAGCGTAATGGTTGTAACAGCCGCATTGATTGCGCCATTTAATGAATCTGAAACTGCGGATGTACTTGCAAAAACATACTCATACGTGCCGTCAGTACCTGCCGACCAAGATGTTAAGCCATTAGCTGTTTCGTCAAGAAACTCGCCTTCTTGGTATGAAATACCGCTATCGTCTGAGTTAAATACAACCGCCCTTTTATCTGGGTCTACATGGCTGTCCCCATAGTTAGCCCACATCCGAATTTCATTGTTTATGACATAGCACTTATCTTGCGGCCATGCGGTGTATGCTTTTGCGTTGGTAACTTTTGCAGTGTTTTGGTTTAAATAATCGTTTGTTGGGTAAAGAACATACCCAATTTTAAACACTGCATTTTTAAAATAATATAAATCTGTAGGAACAGCAGTTACTAAATAAGTTTTGCGGCCGCCATCAATCCACTGTTTATTTGTTTGAGCTGCCGCAATAACAGCGGTTATAGCTGTTGTGTCATTTGTTGTTCCGTTACCCACCGCGCCATAATCCAAAGGGCTAAGCGGAGTGCCAGAAATCATAGAATACGAAACTTTTGTTAACGCCATTTTTTATCCTCTAACTTAAACAATATATTAGTTAGTTATATGCAACTTCAATGGTAGCCGTAAATGGCGGAGCGGCAGAAAAGGTTAAAGTTGTGCCTGATAAAGAATAGGTATTTTTTTGCTGGTATACGCCATTGATATACACAAAAGTAGAATTTTCGCCCGCTGAAGTGCTGCTTAACGTAAATACAGTTTGTGATCCTGTACCAGTAAAATTGTCAATCTGATAGGTTGTTGCGCCTACTCCAGATATATTGTCATACGTTGCAATAAGCACGTCAGTGCTAGTTTTAATTAAAAATTTATATGCTAAAGCAGTTAACCAAATTTCGCCGCCAGGCACTCTTCCTGCGGAATCTAAAATAATCGGATTAGTGTGCGCCGTCGCGCCGCTAGAAGAAGTATATGTAGCTTGGGACGTGGTAGTTCCCGCCGCGTAAGTATATAGCTTACCGCCGGTTAAAATTACGCCGCTGTTGTCAAAAAACTGAGCCGCAACGCCGCCTACAGGGGAGAGAAAAACGGCCATGTTTTATCCTTATTCGTAAATCACTGTTGCCGCAACTGTACCGCCAATCGTTACATATATGCCATTTTTAGCATAGGCGCCATCTAAAGGCAATACGTAAGATGTTGCAGCAGTGGGAGTAAATACACCCAAAATGGTTGGCTGCGTGGTCGATGTAGCGGATGAATCGTAGACTGTAATGGTTGGGGTACTTGAAGCCGCGCTAACAAAAATACCTTTTAGCTTGCCAGCCATTGGTTTAATGTTGGCCGAAGCCGTAATGTATGTGTAATTTGCCATAATTAGCTTAATATATTTTTAATTAAAACAATTTCAAAAAATCCCGCTGCCTCGTTGTTGTCAGCGCCGCCAATAGCTTCACCTTGAATGCGAGTCTTTTCAGCGAGTGCAATAGGATACGAAAAATTAATTGTTGAAATGCCGTTGTTGGTTACAATTAGTGGCCCAGTAATCGCAATCCCGTTTGTACCAATGAAGCGTGTACGCGCTGTGATTAGAGTGGTTCCCGCGTCTTGTGCTAACCCAATCCGCGCAATAACCAAATATCCAGTATAGCCAGCAGGTATGGTGTATTGGCTTGATGTGGCAGTGTTAAAGCCGATAGCAATTAAATTATAGATCGTTGCGGGGACACCAGAAGTTACAGTGCCGCTTCCAATGTAAATAGCCCCCGCATTTGACAATCCGGTACCTGCGGTTGCTACCAACATACTGTTAATACGCAAAAATGAATTTGTGGTGGTTACTGCGGTTTGACCGTTAAGAGTTACACTCTCGCTAATCACATTGTAGTCTGCATCCAGACCAGTAATTAACACCGTTCTTGCGCCAGTGCCTGCCGAAGTATCGTTTGCGCTAGATGAGCTAACAGTCATTTGCAAAGCAGCCGCTGCGTACGATAAGTTTCCAACAGGCGTAATCATTTCATACGCAGCGGAGTCAACATCTGAGTTATATCCAGAAACCGTAACAATTGAATGCCCCGATATTTGTCCACGGGCTACCTGCAAATCAAACGGTTCATTTTTGCCAAAATACGTTTGCGATGCGTAAATATTACTCATGCTAAGTACCTCAGTTTGTACAAAGTACGGAGATAAATCTCAATTATGTTGTCGATAAGCTGTTGTAACGACATATCGGTCTTATCAACTACTTCGTAACGAGCATCTTCAATTTGTTGCAGCGAATCTTCTAAAAACTCTATAATGTTGCCTGTTTTTTTAGCAGAATGCAATGTAATTGGGCCAACTAACCCGTGCCGACCTTGATACGCTTCTGTAAAATCGTCAGCGGCGCCAATAATGCGGTCATAAAATATGTTTAGCGCTACATGTTTAGAGTAACTACGGGTGTTTAAATGCACGCTGTGTGCAACATCCCTAGCTAAAAACAACAGTCCTATAAAATCCGCTGCTTTCATTGTTGCATCCCTTCAGGTGGCATCATTCCTTGTTCTGGCATCATTTCTGGCTGCATCATTTCTTGTTGGCGGCCTGGCATTTCCATCATTTCTTTGTTGGATTCCATTGCTGCTGCAACCACGCCCATCGCAATATCTTGAATCTGTTGTTCAGTCATGCCCGCTTGAACCGCCGAAATACGCTTAGTTTCAGCGTCAAATTGTTTAATTTGCGCCTCAAAGTCCTTACGTTGCATGTCCTGCACTTCAATTGACTTACCCACATTGGTAATCATTTGGTGCATCTGCTCCATCTCTTGACCCATCGCTTGAATTTGCTGCTTAGCCATCTGCAATTCAGGACTGTCATCTGATCCATCACCCAACACTTTAGGATCAATGACTCGCGCAAAGCGTTGAGCCATCTCTTGAGCGCCTGGCCAATCCATGTTCTTGATAAACAGGTCGCCAGCCACTTGCCAAAGCTGCGGATTGCTTTGCAGAATCATACCCATAGCATCCAATGCCTCTTGACGCTTGGTCATGTAGCTTGGGCCGGTAGTTACCACAACGTCGTACTTACCAACGCTTGGGTTGTATATCTTATCAATCTCAATGCCTTGCTGGTCAACGATTTTTTTGACCGGCTCTTGTTGAGTCGGGTCAATCTTAACCATGTCGGTGTCACCATCTACACCAATAATACGAGCTACACGTTGTGTGTCGTAAATCTTTGGAATCATATCCACAATTTGGCGTGTGACATGTCTAATAGCACGCGCGAGATTATCCACGTAATGATAAGTGCCAGTGTCAGACTGACGCTCACGCGCCATAATTGCTTTGCCAGATCGCTCATTTGATGTCGCTCCTAAACTAGTATCGTACTGGCCAGTGGTCGCTTTAATGTCGTCTGATGCGCCCATTTTGGCTTGAATCAAGCCAGTTTGCGGTAATGGCGGCGCTGCACGCTGTGGAAGCGGTAAAATAGCTCCATTTCCGTCAGTTACGTCAGGATTTACCTCTAAATACGGCCAATTTTGCGTATTTGCGGTCTTCCATTGGGTTTCGTACCCCTCAAACTGACCGCCATAACCAATAAATGGCGCTTTTGGTGCCAAAGCAAGCATCTCTGCCTCTTGCGACACCCAATAGTTGTACATACGCTGTGCATCTTTGGCGTTCCTGACCAATCCAGAGATGTAAATACGTCCGTCAACCTCAAACTCGTTACCAATCACGCGCACGACAGGTATCCACTTGCCTATCCAGTCGCGCTCTTCTAACATTTCATAGCCGTTTGTCTTGCACCAGCGCACACGCTTAGCATCCACCTCGCGGCTACGCACAGGTTTAACACCCATAACTGCTAGTTGCTTAGCTTCTGGCGATCCAGCAAACGCAGTGATGTTGCCTGGGTACAGATGCAGTGTTGCCTTGTCATACTCGACGTAGTAATACTCGGCAATACGAACGGTATCTTCATTAATCCATACATTTAGCGATTGGTCGCCTACGCCAGCAGACTCAATGCTAGAGATCGGTGATGCGTCAGGGAACATGCGCTCATATTCGTCGCGCTGCAAGTCCTCGGTAATGAAACACCACTTAGCATCAGCGCCGCACGGGTCTTGGATTGTCGGATCCATGTACACCGAGAACGAGTTGCGAACCCGCATGATCTTGATGTCTTGATCGAACGAGTCGTCGTCGCAGTATTCCGTAATGACACGGATGTACCCTTCGCCGTAACTTACTTGGTTTTCGCAGGCAGTGTCATAGGCCACATCAGCATCCGAGATGTACTCGATGTGCCTGACCATTCCATTGAATATTTCGGCGACTTCAACGTCTGCGTTGTCGTCGGCAGGAATAACTTTGCCGCTCGGACGGTTCTGTCTTTGGTCGTTCGTAACTTGTCGGACATGTTGCGGCAACTTATTAATAGTTAACGTCGGACGCGCGTTGATCGTTTGCCCTTGCACTGAGCCACGGGTTGCTAATACGTCAGCAGGCCATTGCCAATGATTGTCGGGTGATCCCGCGTAGAATTTTAAGTCATCTAACTCGTCTTCACGGCTTTCGGACAATGCAGAGATCGCCATTTGCAGGCGGGTACGCATCGTCGCTAAGACATCCGTATTGTCTTTGCGAATCTCATCTGAGGCGGGGTTACCGCCTATGGCAGCTACTTTTGCGGCTTTGTTTATGCCGGTATAGTCCATTTACTTTTTGCCTTTTGCTGGGGCTTTATGACTTGATGCTCGTTTGGTAGCGTATGCAATAGCAACTGCTTGCTTAACAGGTTTGCCAGATTGTACTTCAGCTTTAATATTTTTACGGAACGCTTCTTTGCTTGTTGATTTAATGAGCGGCATGTTATTTACCTTTCTTTGCTGTCTTAGCTGATTGCTTAAAGTCTTTGTTAGTTGGCGCGCCAGGCGATCCAGGCTTTCGCATCTTCTCGCCGCTACCAGCTTTGATGCGTTCTTGTTTAGCGTGGATGTTCGCGTACAGTCCAGGTTTAGTAGCCATTAGCATTTCCATCGTTTAAGTGACGCTTTCGCGCGTTCACCGTCTTTGGCGTTAGCCGCAACGGCACCCATACGAGCGCAGAACGACTTCTTGCGCCCTTCATCTGCCTTAGTCTTTGGATGCGGTGCAGGCGCTTTGAGGTTCGAGCCTGTTGCAGCGTTATACTTTTCACGCCCTTTGGCAGTTAACCCCGCGCCCTTAGCAACGGACTGCTTCTCGCCACGTCCAACGCTTAACGACACATTTTTCTTAGCTGCCATCTTAGTGCCCCATCCATCCAGTTGCTACGCTTGATTGCGAGCGGGTTGATGTTGTTCTTGGTGCTCTATCGTAACTCGACTCACGGTGCGCTACCGGAAACGCGAACGTCACTGCTAGTG